TGAACATGGTGCCGCTCAACTTGGCAGCACCGGGTGGCGGCAAATGACCTGTCAGCAGCACACACGCTTCCTCGTCTGTGATCAAACCTAGCGATAGCTGTTCCAGTATGCGACTCTGCTTCATCGCCCTGAACGCTTCCAATTCGTCGTCCGGTCGCAAGTTCGGCGTGTCGTACTTGAACTCTACGTAACCGTCGATACCCATCAGACGAATAGCAACTGTCAAGGCCCGGCTGTACACCTCGTTAAGCTTGCGTCTGTAACCGTCACACTGCTTGAGAAATAGCAAGCTCTCTGCAGAACCGGCTGTGCTGCTGCCTGTGAAGCCAAGTGTGACTGGCATGGTGCGAGCGCCTGCCACAAGTTTTGCGTTCAGTACCTTCTGCATCCTCTCGATAATTTCTGAGGGGTCGTGCCCACCTTTCACATACGTGTAATCAACATAATCGTAACCGACAAGTGCGTCTTCTGGGTTTAACCCGTTGACAACCGACTCCACCTGACTAAGCAACTCGTTTCTGTATGCCGCCAGCTTCTCCGGGTCCCCCAAGATTTCAGGCGGAGTGGCTTTCAGAATTTTCTCGCTGTCCAGCACAGCATTCAAACGAGGCAGCACCGCCCGCTTAAGTGCCTTGCGCACATCATTGTTGAAGTCAAGGTCTGACAGCACTGGCTGTAGCACCGACGACAGCGGACTGGTCGGATACGCTTCCGTCACCACCTGATCCATCGTGGCATAGATGAATGTAGGGATGTCCAAGTCAATCTCTTCGCCACCGATTTTCTGTGTCAGGCGGAAAGCATTGTCCTCTTCGTACATGACAAGTGTGCTGACTGCTACTGCGTTCAGGCTCGCCGGCACCCTTTGCTTGTCCAGCGCCACCTCCAGCCCGATGGCCCCCGTGTACATGCAATCCAGCAGCAGTGTCTCTGATAAGCTTTGCAGCCCCTGTTGAGGGCCGAAACTGCCGTCTACGTTACCCAGGAAGGTGAGTCTCCGAAGCAGTTCGTGGGCCATTGTGGTGGCCTCTGCGCTGATCTGGCCGTCAAGGTCCCTGCCGATGATCGTAAAACCATCTGTGATCGCAGTCCTCAAAGTGATAGACACAGCCGCACTGACTTCAGGGCTAACCTTTCCCACAAACCGGAGAGCAGCATACTCGCTGGTGGAATTGCGCAGGTTCAACACCCGATCCAGCGTCGTTGTCTGCGTGTTCGGTTTCTGAATTGGCGTAGTCTTCGCTGCTACGTTCGTTCGATAACCGGGCAGCGCTGTTGCCCCTTTAGGCGCTTTTGGCAAAGGCGGCGAAGCCAACACAGCCGCTTCTACTGTGCGCTCCCACTCAGATGCTTGATTTCCTCGTGCACGAGATACAACCCGTGTCACCATTCCTTTGATGTCCATTTGAATTCCTGTCTGCGAGCAATAAAAATCCCGCCTGTGGCGGGATTCTATCTTTGCGAACTTTGATGCTACCTGACAATTAAGTCAGATTCTCTTTTACGCGGAAGCTTTTCACCAGCGGCACCGCATTCGGCAGCACCCACCCGGTCAAGCGACTGCGCAACATGCAAGCCAGTTCAAGGTAGAGCAAGCTGAAAAGCATGTGGTCGTCGCCATTAGTTTTCTCCCATAGGAAAACCAGTTCGTCTTTGACGAACACCTGCACCCGCTTCATGCTGGTGTAGTGATCTTTGAAGTTTTCTGATTTGTCAGTCTTCTGCAGCAAGATGGTCGAGGTTTTGAATCTGTCCCTAATTAAGTCCAATCCTCGGGTGCGCCCAACCTTGAGCAAGCGCAAGTTCAGCTTCCCTTCTTCTGGTGTCTCTGTCTTCTCCTGCAAGGTGTACAGCTCTGGTGTCTTGGTAGTGGTAAAGACAGCTCCGTAAGCGTTCTGGTCTAAATCACAGATTCGCATAATTTCCGACGTGTAGGGGTACACATCATGCACACTTGTGACAACCTTGTACTCTCTGATCAACTCCAACCTGCGTTTTTCAAAGTTAGCCAGAGGCACCATTTCGCGGTGAACGACAAGCAACATACCTTCGTGGACTCTCCCGATGCTGATCGCACACATCAAGCCCATGTCAGCGCCCATGTAGTGAAGATTGCTGCTGTTGAGGTCAACTTCGATTTCTGCTTTTTCGATGTCAGCTACAACAATTTGTTCGTTCTCTTCCTCGCTAGTCTCACCCAGCACCTGATTACTCCACTCGCTGCGCCTGTTAAACTCTGTGCTTGTCCTGACAAGGTAGGCAGGCAGCAGAACCAGACAAGCTGTGACCGGTGTGATGAAGTAAGTGTGTGCTTCGTAGTTATCTTGTAGGTTTTCGCCAACCCATTCCAATCTTGAAGGGTGCAGCTGAGGGTCGCGTTTGCACTTTGGGCACATCCAGTGCGCTTCTTGCCATTTGATGTCTTTGATTGTAGTCTTGGTAATCTCTTTGAGGTCGCCACTGTAGCCGGGAATCACAATATCGCTGTGGTAACTTGGCAACCACACGTAACCACAGCAGTTGCACTTGCTCAAGTGCCTGTATCTCTTGCTTGTCTGTGCTTCTTTGCTAATTCCCACCCCATCAATTGTTGGTGTGCTGAATTGCTTGATGATTTGCTTGTCAGAAGCTTGTAGCCGGCTTCTGAACTGCTTAAGCGTGTCCGGGTCACTTCGGTCAATTTCGTCAGCGACAAGTGCGTCAGCGCTGATCGACAAGGCTGCTGTTTCTGACCTCGAACCCCGAACGAAGATGAAGTTGTCTGCAATCTTTTTAAGTTCGCTGTTGTCTACATCTGGGTCTAGCAACCTTTTCAGCTCAGGACTTCCGTGAATCAGTGGGTCAAGTTTTGTTATGACAAGTTTGTTGGCGTCATTGCTTGTTGGCAAGCTGTAGATGGCGTTGAACTTCTGCTGTGTTGCAGTAGCGGCCACGATGTAAGCCATTGTGCTGGTCGTCAAGCCAATCTGCGCCGGCTTAACCGTATTCGTCACCCGACTTGTGTCGTTGATAATGGTAGCTTGAAAGCCGTAACGATCTCCGAAACGGTACGGCTTGCCCTCCAGCATGACGTATTTTTCGATGTAGGCACTCAGATTGTTGAGTGTATAGACGTTGTTAGCGCCCTCTTTTACTCGTGTGAGGTGGTCAAGGTACATCGCGCCACCCTTTCGGCAACATGCAGTTCGGTGGCGCATCTGCGAACATCGGTTTGATCTGCTCTTCTTTGTAACCGGCCAGTCCACAGCCGATTTTAACAACTTGAAATGTCTCGTTATGCGTAAGTCGGGCGAAAGCCTTGAACTTCTCTACAGACTTGCTAATCTGCTCCAGACTCAACACTTCCAGCTTGTAACCTTTTGTAGGTATTGCGTATGCTCTGCCGGTTAGGCCTTCGCCCACACCATAGACAGCACCGTAAGTGCGTCTTGCGACCAAGGCCGAGCCTTTGCCGTGTCGGCCTGCACTGTTACTTCCAAATACGTAGATCACTGTCTGCTCTCCTTGAGCTTTTTCAGTCTGCGAAACATTGTCCGCTCGCTGATGCAAGCAAGGTTTGCAGCTTCTGTTACCGTGTGTTTCCCTTCTAGCACCTCTCGTGCAATCTGGTTTTGAAACAGCTTTCGTGTAGCTTTTAGCAAAACCGGATTGCGCTTTGGTGCTCGTTCAGGGATAGCAAAGCTGACGTAGTTTGGCCCTACGCCTAGTTTTTCTGCTACTTCTTTGACACTTACTCGTCTGTTGTACAAGTCATCGTACAAGTTCTTGGGTATCCGCTCCCTGATATTCTTACGCATCTTTGGACTCCAGTTCTTTGCCGTAAGCCTGTAGGAATGCTTCTTTTATGTCTGGGAACTTCTTCAAGGTGTCGATTAGCGCCGCCTCAATCCCCTTTAGGCGTTGTACGTTGTGCAAGCTTTCTTGCATTTTGACAACGTTAGATAGGATTGCTGAGATGGTGTTTAGGACAACTGCTTTTTGGTTAGGCAGCAAGCTTTTGTCTTTTCTTGCTTCTTTGTATAGCAGCTTAGCCCTTGCGAATTGTTGCCACAGCTCTTGATCCAGATCAAGGTCTTTTAGCTTCCCTGTTGCTTCTATTTCGTCCTCTTCTTCGTTGTCATCGTAGACTTCTTTATTTTTGTCATTTCCGCCTTTCAGCAGGAAGTTGTCTTGATCTTCAAAGATTGAGGCCATGTCATACTCCAAATTTTCTGGATTGTAACTGACTTTTTGCAGTTTTTCTTCAGCCCCATTGATTTGCCATGGCGTCGGCAATGCCTTGGTACGTTTTTGCTCGTTCTTTGGCTCTGTCTTTTCCTGACAAGCCGCATTGGCCGCTGTCAAGTTGGTTTCCCCACCTGCAAGTTCGTTTGCTGGCGTCATCTCCGAACATGTAAGGGTGGATGATCTGACTGTATTTCTGATATCGACTGCTCACACAACCCATAGGATTTTCCATCACTATCTTTTTGATAGGTCGTTGGTGGAGCATTTTGAAAAATTTTAAGGCTTCTTCTGTTTTTCTTTCTCTTACAGGGTTGTCAAGGTTTCTGTGTAGTCCGCTGATGCTCAGGTAAGTGCAGGGTGGGAATGCAATCATCATGTCCCAGTCTTCTTCCAGCAAGTCTTCTACCCGACCTTGGTGGTGCGGGCCTTCTTGTTCTGTGTGTCTTAGGTCTACTGAGATGGCGTTGTGTCCTCTTGCTCTGAAAGCTTCCCTGACGCGTCCGCTGTACTCACAAGCGACTAGTATTTTCATTTTCTGGTGGCTGTTTTTAGTGCCCGATCTGTTGCCCAGCCTCTTTGCAAGCGCCGATACACTGTGTGGTAGTCAAGGTCTAGTTCGTCGCACCATTGGGACAGGCATTTTATTTGCCCTTTGAAGTTGACATGTCTGTTGTTTGTTTTGTCCCTGCTTTTCTCTTCTTGGTTGCCCCAGAAGGTGTTTTCTTTGCTGTATGGGCCTTTTCTATCTTTTCTGAGTAGGAAAGCTTCTGTTTTTCTGTTTTTGAGGTCGTTTTTGAAGGTTTCGAAGT